AGGAAGGGTGCTGGCTTTGGACGGCAACAGGCAATAAAGAAGGTTATGGTTATTTTGGCATCAGCCATAGTCATCATCAAAAAGCACATCGCGTTGCTTATGAGCTTTTTCGAGGACCAATTCCGAAAGGGTTTCTTGTTTGTCACAAATGCGATGTACCGTGTTGCGTCAATCCAAATCATTTGTTTCTAGGAACATATCAAGACAATATGGATGATCGTGCCGCAAAAGGCCGAACAGCCTTGGGCACACAAAACGGTAAGGCCCGTCTTTCCCCCGAACTTGTCCGCAAAATAAGAGCCAGCGACCTCTCCGAACGAGCAATAGCAAGAGAACTTGGCGTGCACCGAGGCACCGTTAATGCGGTGCTTTCAGGTAGAACATGGGGGCATGTCGGCTGATGGCGCTTTCCACCCGCAACGATCTCAAGAACGCGGTCATTTCCTGGCTGTACGCCCGCACCGACGTCGAGGCCAATTTTGATGATTTCGTCGAAATGACCGAGGAAATGCTGAACCATGGCGCCGAGGATCTGCCGGCGCTCAGATGCCGCGATATGGTGACGGCTGTTGATCTCCCGGTCGCCAATGGCACCGGCGCCCTGCCCGCCGATTTTCTGCAACTGCGATATGCCAGCGACGTCACGGCGACGCCGCAGCGGGTCATGGATTACATGACGCCGGATGCCGCCGCCTGGTCCTATTCATCGGAAGCTTCCGGCCCCGGCCTGAATTTCGGCATTCAGGGCCTGACGCTCACCGCGCAGCCGAATGTCTCAGGGACCGTTCGGCTGCTCTATTACGCGGCCATTCCGCCGCTGACCGTGACCAACGACATTAACTGGCTGCTCACAAAACACCCCTCGCTCTATCTGCGCGGCTGCCTGTTCCAGGCTGCGGAGTGGATCAAGGACGACAACGAGACGGTCAAGCAGGGAACCCTGCTGTCCAAGCTGGTGCGCGGGCTGAACCAGTCCGACATGATCGGACAGTATGCGCGGGCCTCGACGCAAATCGCGGGGCTGGTCGTCTGATGGCAACCATGATCCCCTTCATGCCTTACCGCCCAGATCAGGGGCCACTGTCCAGCGATTCGACCGATGTGGCGCTCAACGTGATTGCGATCAGTAACGGCTATGCGCCGTTTCCATCGCCGACCGCGCCGACGACCGCGTTGCCGGCCGACTGCAAGGGATCCTGGTATGTCAGGACAACCAGCGGCTCTTACATTTTCTTTGCCGCCACCCAGACCAACATTTACCGGTTGAGCAGCACCGGCACATGGACCAGCGTTGGTTCGGGCTACACCGGCCCGGCGTCGGGTGATCTGTGGACGGCGGCCAAATATGGCACGCGGTTTTATGTCAGCAATGAATTCGATGCGCTGCAATACATCGATTTGGATTCTGGCTCGACATTCGCGGCCGCGCCCGGCTCGCCGCCCAAGGGTAAATTCGTCTGCGTGATCGGTGATTTCCTGTTCCTGGCGCATTTGCGCATCGGCGCATCGGACTTCCCCCGTGACTGGCAACATTCGGCCATCGACGACCCGACCGACTGGGTTATCGATGGCACGCCGGGCGCCTCCGACCGGCAGTCCATTCCATCCGGCGACGAGATCACCGGCATCATGCCGCGACCCAACAATGGCGGTCGCATTTTCCAGCGCAACGCCAAGCGTTCGCTGATTTTCTCGCCGGGCGGCGCGACGGCCTTCGAACAGCGTGATATCGATTCGACCAACGGCGTGTTTGCGCCCTATTCCATCGTCGACATCGGCAATGACGATTACGTCTACATCCACGAGCAGGGTGTGTTTCGCGGCGATAATCACACCCCGATCGGACTGGACAACATTTCACGCACGCTGATCCGCCGCATTGACTACGACAAAATCGAGCAGATCCAGGGTTCGTTGGAAACACGCTCACGCCGTGTTCTGTGGCGCGCGCAGGACCAGACCGGCACCTGGTTCGTGTTCGGCTATGACGTGTCCCGCGAAAAGTTCTTCATGACCGACCTGGCGGCGACGCTGATCACCAACATGGTCGGCGTTGCCACGCTGATTGACGATATCCACGGCCTGGCCGACAGTTACTCGGGCATCCAGGTCGATTCGCCGCTGTTTGCCGGCGGTCGAGCGGCGCCGGGCATCTGGCTTGCCGATCGCTGCATGTATTCGCTGACCGGCGTCTCGCTTCAGGCGACGATCGAGACGCCGACGTTTGCGCCGAACCCCGGCGGCGGATCTTTTCTTTATGGCGTGATGCTGGCCGGCAATGTGCCGGCCTGGACGGTGCGCATTGGGTCATCGACGTTGGCCGAGACCGCGGTTTTATGGTCGAGCGACACCACGGAAGCCGCGCGCACCGGCGTTGCGCCGACCAGGGTGGATGCCAATTTCCTGCGGATCAGAATCACCATTCCGGCCGGTACCGACTGGACGCACGCGCATGCAATAACACCGCTGTTCAAGTCGTCTCGACGGCTTTTCGCGGCATGAGGTGAAGCCATGGCAACAAGCGCAACGACAGGCGGCGGCACCACCAGTTCGGTCGGCACGCAGACCGGCCAGACCCAGGGCATCCAGACCAATGCGCCATGGCAGCCGGCGCAGGGCGCGCTGACGCAGATCCTTGGCGACGCGCAATCGGCCTATCAATCCGGCATCGGCAGCCAGCCCTATACGTCCTCGATGGTGGTGCCGTTTTCGAACCAGACCACGCAGGGCATGCAGGGCACGATGGGGACGGCGCTGGGCGCCATTCCTGGTTTCAACAATGCCTACAATCAGGTTGCCGGACTTGCCGCCAATCAGGGCGTCGATCCGCTCCAGCAATTCTCGATCGATCGTCTGCAAAACATCGCCGGCGGCGGCATGCTAACCGGCAATCCGTACATCGACCAGGTCATCGGCAACACCAGCCGTGACATCCAGCGGGCCGGGCAACTGAATGCGTCAGGCGCCGGCCGTTACGGTTCTGGCGGATACCAAGGCGCCACGCAGCGGGCGGTCGGGGATGTTTCGAGCCAGATGCGGATGCAGGATTACAATACCGAGCGCGGTTACATGCAGACCGCGTTAGGCGACGTCTATAACGCCGGCCAGCAGCGGATTGCCAACATTGCCGCGCTGCCAGGGCAGATGCAGGGCGCCTATCAGGCGCAGCTCGACCCATACAAGTCGATGATGGGCGTCGGCGGCATGTACGAGGATCTGGCCAGTCGGCAGCTTACCGACCAAAAACGCATCTACGACGAGCAGCAGAACCAACCGTGGAACCAGATTGCCCGTCTGCAGGGCATTGCGGCGCCGATCGCCCAACTGGGCAGCCAAGGGACGACGGCTGGCTCGTCGATAGGCACGACGCTTAATACCGGCGCCAGCGGCACCTCGTCGACAGAGGGTCAGGCGCCACTATGGCAGAGGATGCTGGGCGGCGCGGTGTCGGGCTATGGCGCCACCGGCAGCCCGTGGGGTGCCGCTGCGGGAGCGGCGGTGTCGATATAAGAAGGTCATGATATGAAAAAGCCGAACAAACCTTACAAGGCGCGTGGCATCTTCAAGACCGTGGCCGACAAATCGGAAAGCCGGCGACCGACCCTGCTGGAGTTTCTCAACCCGCTGTCGTTGCCGCCAAGCGAGACCGATGCTGGCCAGGTCGGGCCGACCTGGGGTGATGTCGTCACGCCTCCTCCGGCAAACTCGCCTGTTAATCCGCCCGGCCTGCTGGAGTTCCTGAACCCATTCAGCGCGCCACCAAATGAGACGCCGCAGGCCAGTTCGATCGGCTATACCGATCCGATGCAGGGCGTGGTGCATCCCGACCCCTACCGCAACGATCTGCCTCATCACGTGCTGCCGCCCGCGCAAATGCCGCCCGGCTGGCAGCCTCCGCTCAGCCAGGATGAGATCGCGAGGCGATTGCTCGAATTGCGGCAACGTCCGTCAGGACAACCGCCAGCCTATTTCCGGCCGGCGCCAAATAATTACCGCCTCAACCCCGCGCCGCGCCGCAACTGGCGCGACATCGTGACGTGAGATGATCAGCCAACAGGACGCCAAGGCATTGGCGGCCCAAGGGGTGGGCGGGACTGGACCCGCCTCCAGTTCCTGCTCGCCGAACATATTGGGATTGAAGTGATGGGTTTGTTCTCAAGCAGCAAGAAAACCGATCCGGCCTATAGCCAGACGCAGGCTGCGACGCAGCAGATTGCGCAGATGCAGGCCAACGCGAAGCTGCCGGATCTGCCGTCGATCGCGGCATCAGCACCGCCAGCTGTCAACGTGCCCGCCAACTTGCCGTCCGAACTCGGCGG